AACTCCGAAGATGGCAATCCACCTTTAGCAATATTCGCCTGTGTTGCTTTTGCTGCTTTTTTTTCTTGATTACGTATTAGTGCATAACCTGCAAGACCAATTGGTCCTAAAAATATCATAGCAGCTTTTGCAATCATAGAACCAACTCCCGTAATTTTATCTAGTTCCTTTAACAATTCCTTCGTAGATAAATTTTCCCAATCAATAGCGGAAGACGGATCGGTTGCAGTAGAAGGATAACCAGCATTATAAGCTTCGTCTGCAAGAGCTTTTTCTGCAACGGCGTTATTTGCATCTGCTACAATATCATCTGTAGCCGTGTCTCCATTTCCTATAGAGTCATCTGCAACATACAATGTATATCCTTCAGGAATTGGAAATGCAGCTACACCACCTATGTGGGCAACCATAATACTCTTACCTTCTTCATTTCTGTATTCTTTAAACTCAATGGCTGCTTCACCCATGAGTTGTTTAAAGTCAATCTTAGTACGTGCAGGTGCCATAATTTCTGGAGAAAGAGAACGGGTAGTACCCATGCCACCGGGGGCATAGTTTTTAGTAGGTACAAATCCACCATCGGCAAACTCCATAGGTTCGCCACCCGCACTTACTACCATAATGTCTGCCATACCAAAGGGTAAGTCATCGTCCATAGTGGCTTCATCACTGTTGCCCATCTGACCCATTGCGTCCATTTCTTGCAAGCCCATCTTAGCTTGTTGGCGTAACTGCATAAGTTTTTCAAGACCAATGTAACGAGTTACATCTTCAGGAAAGATAAACTCACCTTCACTAACGTTAGCAGGGATGTCATCACGAACACCTTCACGTGTTCCACCAATAGGAACTTCATTGCCTGATACTTCGTCTATCATGCCGCCTTCATCTTTAAGACCGCCATCTCCAAAAAGTTCCATTTGTCTCTGCATTGGTGTTCCGCCTTTATTAAACTTTAAATTGTCACTTCGTTCTCTTGCAGCTTTACTTGCAGAGGGTTCATCTTCGTGTATACTAGTGGGTTCTATAATACCTTCGTTTAACAGCATACGTAAAGTATCATCATCATACTGATAACCATTGTGTATTGTAGGAACGTTAATCCATTTACCCTTGTATTGAAAGGTAGTAGATTTTTCTGACACCATTTCACCATCAGAAGTTTCATAAACATCTCGACCAACTTGTGTTGTCTTATTTGTTTTATTACCTACTTTTTCATCAGCCATTTTTTAATACTTCATCTCTAAGTAGCTTTAACCTACGCAATGTATATATAGAACCTTGTGATCTGTGCATGATCGTAGCACTGTCAGACTGTTCCATAGTACGGTGCTGTTGTGTAATCAGTGTATCAATATAACTACTGAACTGGTCCCACTGCTGGGGGTTGTTGACCATCGGCTTGAGCTTGTTGAGGTGCTCCTTGTCCTTGTGCATTTCCACTAAATCCTTGTTCATTGGGTACTGGGACTTGGCCTGTACCTATATTACCACCACCTGCGCCTGTCGGGTCTACTGGTGCGCCCTGACCTTCTGCCGCTGGTTGCTGGAAGCCCTTCATAAGTTCGGCTTGGATAGCTGCTTCGTCCATATTATTGGTAACTTTGTCTGGGTCTAGTTCAAGAGACTTTGCAATCTCACGGATAATATACTGGAATTTTGCAAAAGGTGCAAGTGCTGGGCTAGAAGAAATTTGCATAAACTGCATTAATCTCTGGCTACGTACCTCATTAGCCATTAAGCTTTCTGTACCACGTGCCTTAACTTCTAAGTCACCCTTAATGGCAGGGTCATAATCAAACTGCATATTAAATCTAAACAAACCTTCACCTAGTGGGCGAAGCAAGTAGTCATCAATATTTTTAATTACGTTCTTTACGCCACCTTGTGCAGCACCCATAAGCATAGAGATACCTGAAGCTGTACGACCTACACCTGACACACCCGTTTGACCGTGTGCAAAAGATGGGAAGCCTGTGCTTTCATCTGCAAGTACTCGTGCCTTGTCAAACAACTGTAAGTTTTCCTGTGCCACGTTAGGGAACTTAGTCCCAAAGATACTCTGACCGGGTGCGCCACCTTGACGCCTAAAGACTTTGCCGGGATATACAGACAAGTCTTGGCCCGGTACTAGATTAGTTTCATCTACTTCAATAAGCAAGTTACCTGACAGTACGGCATTATCTACAGCCATACGCATAAAACCATTCATCAAAGTTTGTGTATCGTCCATGTTCTCCGCAATGCCTACACCAAAGAAGCTGTAAGGATTAAGCTCATACGGCACAGCCATATAAGGAATAGTTGCAGGTTTAAATGGGTTCATTACCATACGCAGTAGTTTACCATTACAAATCCATACATTGGCTTGCAACTCATCTACGTTTTCTAATTCTTTAGGAATGTCTACACCTTGATTAACAAGCATTTCAACATCTACCATGCCCCAATACTCTAGTACTTCAAAACGTTCAATGCCGTGCTCTGGTGCGTAATCTGAAAGATCATCTTCCCAAGATTCTTTGTTATAGTTTTCACCTAGATTAACGGCTTCGTCAATTACGTTACTACGAAAGTGTGGCCTACGCTTTAATCCACGCAGCTGTGTGCGAGACATTTTGTGACGTTCAATAATAAACTGAGCTTCGTCCATGTTGTTTGCATCTGGGTCAGGATAAAAATTCCACACAGATACATGAGATACCTGTGGTATAGTTTTCATAACGGGTGAATACTCACCTTCTTCATTCCAACTAGGATACTCTTTGTCTACGGCAAACGGACCCTTCATAACACCTGTACCAAACAAAGCCATTTCAAAAGCTGTACTACGTAAGTGCTTACTTGCGCTTGACTCTTCTAGCTGATCATGTATTTTCTTCTGCATCATTTTAGCTGCAATCATTGCGGGGCTAAAAGTAACTGCAGTAGGGGTTTTACCTACACCTGCACGGACATTATCAATGTCGGCAAGTTTATCTTTAAGGGGTCCAATGCTATCAAGCAAAGACTTAGCGGTAGCACCTGCAGGTAAATCTTTACCGTCACCTGCAAATCCATACGGACTAGCTGTGTTGCTTAGTTCTGACTCACGAAGCTGTTCTGGTTCTTTGGGATCAAAGTGTACATCTGCCACTACACCTTCTGGTAGTTCAGTAGGGTCAACGGTAAGAGGAAACTTTTGACCTGCAAATAACACGTCAACAATCTGCCCATAGGCAGCTAATGTCTTAGTCTTTGTAACCTTAATAAACACACGGGACTTTTCTGCGTCTGTGAATTGTACATCTGGGCCGTAAAAACCACGGTAGTTACGATATGCACGTAGCCAACGTTCTTCATCTTGCTGGCGGTAGTCATCAGCACGATTATATTTTTCCATAATGAACGGGATAATTTTAGAAGTATCGGCATCATCAATCGTAGAATCATCACTATCTTCTAGGATAATTGCGTCATCTTCAATAAAGCCATCATTGTCTTCTGCCATTTACTTTTCCTTAATATCCAAAGGTAGCATCTGCTACTCTCATGCTGTTAGAGGGTCCACTATTAGGATCATAATCCCATATACTAAAACGTGGTCTTGACATAATACCATATCTTAGTGCATCATACAAGTGGTCTTCTGAGGTTGTATCAATGTCCTCTGGGTTTCTTTTGTCAATAGGTAACGCAGGTAATTGAGATATCATGTTAGTGCAGTTGTTAAAGAAGATAAGTCTAGGTTCTTCCGTAAACTCATCTACCTGTAAGCGTCTGTGTATTTCGTTCTTACCTGCTACACGTGAACCTTTAGACCTGTCAGATGGACGCCAGCGGCATCCCTTCTGTATCATCTGTTCAGCCAATGAAGGACCAGTATCACCACGCTTATGCCAAAGAGAGCTATCCAAAACGCCATATTTAATGTTTCCATCTTCAGCCTCTAAGTCAAGTACCATCTCTGCAAGATCGGCAGCTAAGACTTTAGTTACGTATAACTCACGATACACTACTAGCTGTTCGCTTGGGGATACTGCAAACCAGACTACGCCTGACTTACTTCCGTACCCATAGTCACATGCCCTAAACTTAACCCAGTTAGATGGTATCTTAAATGGTTCGACTACGTGAATGTTACGATCAAACTCTGTAAAGGCTGCGCCTTCTTTAATGTCCCAATCACCGTCTAGTAGTTGCCTACGTTGTTGCTCTGGTAGTGATAGAAGCATTGCTTCGTAGTCACCTTGCTCTGCTAGGTATGGGTTATCTCTTAATCGTGCAGGAATAAACTTACGTTTGAATAGTGCCTTGCCTGCCTTCTCATGTCCTGCAGGGTAACGTAGTACTTCGCTAGTCTCAATGTCTGTAGCGTCAAAAGATACACCGTAGGCAGCAGGGTCAATAAACATTTTCTTAACCCAATGGTGTCCTCTACCGCCGGGGTTAGTAGTTGCCCTCATGTATACAGGAAGGTCTTTAGCTGTAGACCTCAAGCGACTCCTCATGTAGTTCCATGCGAAGGGGCTAGGCCATTGAGTTAACTCGTCAAATCCTATCCAACTAAATGCCAAGCCTTGATAGCGAAGTACATCATCTTCTTTATCTAGGTACGACATCCACAGTCTAGCACCAGAGGGTGCAGTCCACTGCATCTTACGTTCTGACCATTTAATACCGGGCCAAATCTTTGGATACATTTCTTGAGACTTAAAGATAAGTTCTCGTAGTTCTTCCGTAGTATGCCGTAGGAGCAATCCTGAGAAGGCTGAGTGGCCCATAAAGCGTAACGGGTCAGCAAGCATGGCGTAACTCTTACCCCCACCTGCACTGCCTCCATATAAGACCTCACGCTCACTTGCAGCAAGGAAGTCTGTCTGTGGGCCAACGTTAGGCTTAAAGATAATATTATGTTGCTCTTCTACTGGAGCGAACTCATCATATATAATCTTTGGTGCTTCAGGCTGCTGCTTCTTCGGAGTCTTCTTGGTCCTTGCTTTGCTTTGCACCGAGCCTTGTGCGCTCGATTTCTTCCGCCTTGGCGATTGCCTTTTTGGCATAGTCTGCCCATCGGCGTAAGCTTCCAGCTTTGTTTTTTCTTTGTCGCTCATTGTCCAACCGTTTCTTTAGTCCTACGTGCGATATGTCTCTGCCAGTATTTCTAGCTAACCAATTCGCCACTTCACGATATGAATACTGCTTTAAGTATTTATGCGCTTGTGCAAGCATATCAAGTTCATTGGCAATTGGCAAGAGTATTCCGCTATCATTGGGGTCTAATTCGTAACCAAATGGAATAGTTCTTGCAACACGTGGGATAGGAACCCATTCATTATCTTCTTTGAGGTCGGTTGGTTGTGGTAGCTTCCATGTACCTGCAGCTTTAGTCATCGTCTTCCTGTGCTTGTTTAGCTGGCATCAGCATGACACCACCCTTAGATTCAACTTGTACTTTCTCAGTCTTAACCAAACCAGTACGATCAAGTAGTTCTTTTGCTGCAGCCATCTTATCCCGAATGCCAAGCTCTGTAGGGTCATACAAAGCCTGTACCATAGCCATAGCTGCTTTAGGTACGTTACGTGCTAGGTAGCTGTGCGTTACGTCAATGATCTCTTCTTTAAGACTATTGGTAATTTCAGTGTTAGTAGTATTAGCTGAGTAACCAGCCATAATTTTAGCAGTGGATATATCTCCAGCCGCCTCATCCATTAGGACCGCTAAAAACTTTTGTTGGCGTTCTGTTAACTCACGTGCCATATTACTTCCTTTACATCAACTCAAAGTGTGGGCCATCAATGAATGGTCTACGACCTTCACTGCGGCGAAGATCAATGTACTTCATCATTGCGTCTTCAGCTGTACCTTCGTATGTACGAATGTCACCCTCTGACCATGCGGCACCCCACTTGATTGCTATACCAAGTTCCTTAGCT